ATTTGAAGCGCGAATTTTCCTCGAAAGAGCGCGATGAAGCGGCAGAGAGCGGCGCGGCGCTGCCGGACGGCTCGTTCCCGATCAAGAACGCTTCCGACCTCAAGAACGCCATGCGCGCGATTGGCCGCGCTAAGGATCCCGCCAAGGCCAAGGCGCACATTCGCGCCCGCGCCAAGGCGCTCGGGCTTTCCGATCAGCTCAGCGATGCGTTTAAAAGTGCCGGATCGAAGCTTGGCTCTTGGCTCGCCAAGATGTTCTCAAGCTCGCCGGCCCTGCCTTCCGATCAGCAAATTGCCGCGACCCTCGACAAGTCGGTCAAGGGTCTCGCGCAGTCGGTGCACTCGATCATCAACGACGAGAGCGCCGATAAACCGGCATTGCTCAGCAAGTCATTCGAGCAATTCCACGACCATCTCGTCTCCACGCTCGGCGGCGAGAGACCCGTAACCACGGACACAGGAGACACGATTATGTCCGACGCAGTGCTCAAGGCGCTGGGTCTCGCAAGCGACGCCAGCGAACAAGACGTGCTCAAGTCCATTGACGTGCTCAAGGCGAAGAAGAAAGAGCGCGAGGAAGACGAGGAAGAGGAAGAAGAAAAGGAGAAAGCCCGCCGCAACGGCCGCAAGGAAGAGGACGAGGAGGAAGAGGAAGAGGAGGAGGAGCGCGAGAAGGCGCTCGCTACGCTTCCAGCCTCTATTCGCAAGCAGCTCAATCTCGGCGTCGAGGCAATGGAGGAAGTCAAGAAGCTTCGCCGCGCCGCGCAGCTTGAGCAGTTCACCAAGCAGGCCGAGGAGATCGGCTTAGCTCGTTCGGAAGGTGAGACGTTGCTCAAGGCGTGGGAGGCCACCAGCGACAAAGCGGCGTTCGATAAGATGGTCGGTCACATCAAGACCGCCAACGCGGCGCTGGCCGGCTCGGAATTTGGCAAAGAGTTCGGCTCGCGCCAAGGCGGACCGATCAGCGACGATCCGATGATCGAGCTGCAGGCCAAGGCCGACGAGTACCACAAGGCGCACCCCGATCTCACCGTGGAGCAGGCGTTCACCAAGGTCTACGAGAACGCGAGCAATCGCAAACTCGTGGCCAAGGAGCGCGCTCGCAACCGGCCGATCTAACCCTCAATCATAGGAGCGCCTCGTCATGGCACTTGAATCCGGTCTCACCTATCTGCGCAGCTCGACCTGTCAGGCGGCTGCGAACTACTGGAACCCCGCCGTCAAATTGTACGGCCCATATGGTTCTGGACAATTTCTGGCGGTCTATGTCTCTGCCAGCAACGTCGTCACGCTGCGCACCACGTTGGGCGGGCAGATTTTCGGCATCCTGCAAAACTCTCCCGACATCAATCAGGCTGCGGAGGTAGCCTATGGCGGCGAATGCAAAGCGGTCGCTGGCGGCACCTTCACGGCCGGTCAATATCTGATGGTCGACGCCAACGCTCGGCTGATCCTGTGGGTCGCCGGTGCCGGCAACACGCAGGTCGCGATGGCGATGGAGGCGGCACCTAACACCGACTCGGTCGTTCGCGTTCTTGTCAATCCACCTGGTCGCGTCGTTCTGACGTAACCCAAGCCCTGAAAGGAGCAGACCAATGCCACAGCCTACTGTGCAACAGGTCCACATTCAGGCGGCTCTTACGCAGATCGCGACCGCCTACGTGCAGGATCAAACCCACTATGTGGCCGATCAGGTTTTCCCGATCGTCCCGGTGGAGCATCAGTCGGATAAATATTTCCAATTTTCCAAGGACGATTTCTACCGCGACGAAGCGGCAGAACGCGCCGACACCGTCGAGAGCGCCGGTGGCGGATTCAATCTTGGGACTGGGCTTTATTCGGCCAACGTCTGGGCGTTCCACAAGGACCTCGGCGGCCAGACGCGGCGAAATGCGGATCCCGCCGTCAATATGGACATCGCAGTGACCCGTTTCTGCATGCAAAAGATGTTGATCCGCAGGGATCGCATTTTCGCGCTCAAGTACATGACCAACGGCGTCTGGTCGGCCGACATCACCGGCACTGCCGGTGGTACGCCCGGCAGCGCTACACCAGCGTTCTGGAACGACGATGCCGGCGGCGATCCCTATACGGATGTCGCCACTGGACAGACCTCGATCCTGCAGAATACCGGGTTCGAGGTGAATACGATGCTGGCGGCGTTTCCGGTATATCAGGCACTGCGCAAGCATCCGTTGGTGGTCGACCGCATCAAGTACACTATGCGAGCGGACGCGTCGCGCATCACTCCCGATCTGCTGGCGTCATCGTTCGACATCGAGCGCATGGTGATTTCGAAGGCGGTCTACAATTCGAACGCCGAACAGGCGGTCGGTTCGGCGGGCGCACCGCAAGCCGGCGTCTATTCGTTTGTCGCCTCGAAGGACGCGATTCTGTTCCACACGCCGCCGGCACCCGGGATCATGATTCCGGCCGCTGGCTATATTTTTGCTTGGTCTGGTTTCACCGGGCAAAACACGATGGGTATTCGCGTCGCCCAAATCCCGGCCCCGCTGTTGGGCCTGGAAACGATCCGCACCGAAGCCGAAATGGCGTTCGACATGCAAGTGATCGGCGCCGACCTCGGCTATCGATTCGCAGGCATCGTGCAGTAAACCCCCAGCAAACCCCGAACTGCACCGTCTGCGTAATGGCGCGGCCGTCGCTGGTTCCCTTGCCTAGGGACGGCCGCCGCTCATTCCACCATTTCCAGGACGTGTCATGAAAATCCCCGATGAGGAGATCGGCGGCGGCGTCGTGCTGCAGCCGTTCTCGATCAATCGCGATGGCCAAGTGCTGGTGCTCAAACGCGGCACCGAGCTGCACCGCGATGAGATTCTCAAAATGCCGCGCGCCAATCGTGAGGCGTTGCTCAACGCCAATTTTCTCGATCTCTACCGCAAGCCAAAGACGCAGCCCGCGCCGGCCGGCAAGCGGCGGCCTCCCACAATCGTTGAACAGCCATAAGGAGCTACTGCCATGGTCACCGGCTTTCAGGACCGCATGAAGGGCAAGTCTGCGATTGCCACGCAATATCAGGCGCAGAACACTTTGTTTTACGGTTCGGCTCTCGACAACATCACGGCCTCGCCGACGCCGAACAACACGCAGGCCGGCGCGCTCTTGATCCAGAATTCGCAGAATCGCATCACCACTGTCGCCGCTGCCGGCGACAGTGTGCGCTTGCCGCCCGCAGTTCCTGGCGCTTCCATCGTTATTACCAATGACGCCACGACTAATGCCGCCAACGTTTGGCCGTCGTCGCAGGCGCAGGGCGGCGCAATCGGCGGTGACAAGATCAACGCGCTCGCGGCCAATGCTTCATTCTCGCTCACTGTCGCGCTCGGCGTTACGATCTTTTACTGCTTCTCTGCTGGCACCTGGCGGACCAAATAAAATGGCCGCGCTGCTGTCGGTCCAGATCACTGCCCCGGTCACGGCGGTGGTTGGTCCTCAACTGGAATTCCGTGCCGGCCCCAGCTTGCCGCTGAGCGTTCTGGTTCAGGGCAAGTTTAGCTATGGCTCGGGCGGGACGACCGTAACCGCGTGGGTGCAGACGTCGTGCGACGGTGGCAGCACGTGGGCCGACGTTGCAAGCTTCGGCTACACCACGTTGTCGGCCCGGTCGCTCTATAATCTGTCGGCGCTCACGGTGGGCACTACGGCCTATGTACCGACCGATGGCACGATGGCGTCGAACACATCCAAGGACGGGATCATCGGTTCGCAGTGGCGCGTCAAATACACCACCACTGGCACCTATGTAGGCACGACGCTTGAGGTCGATCTCGGCGCGCCCGGGTTGACCCAATAGGCGCGTTTCGTCGCGGCGCAACCCCCATCCGGCTCTCACCGCCGCGGCGCTGCCGGACGTGGCCGTGACCTAACTCCCGTCCCCCAGTTGCGGTCACGTTCCGGTTTTTCATCGAGACAATAAAGGACCACCAGCATGTCAGGCCAAGCCGATTATGCCGCCCAAGCGACCCTCGATTGGATGAGCGGGCGTCGTGCGATGCCGGCGCTCACCAGCCGGTTTCTGGCGCTGTTCACCACCGCGCCGACATCGGATGCAGGCACTGGCGGCACCGAGGCGTCCGGCACCGGCTATGCGCGTGTGCAATGCGCTGGTTCGGTCGCCGCCACCGCAGCATTCACCACGTCCTCGCCCAACATCACCATGACCACCAATCCCGGCTGGGTGGTTCCCGGCATGAATGTCTGGGACCTCACCACCACCACACCGTCGCAGGTCGGTACG